AACACCACTATAGATATAGCCTCTATAATATCACCAAACAAAAATCGCATAATAGAATTGTATTGCACCTCTTTAGGTGAACCGTTTTTGTCATGCCACTGTTGACACATGGGTTTACCCAAGCCACTCATTCGTAGAGAGTATTTACTCTTACCACGAGAAAACTGTTTGACAAGGGCATTCCCACAGTCATTCTTAAAATTTTCTAAAAGTTCAGGGTCTAGATCAATACCTTCTTTAGTGGCACGATCTAGTAATCCCTGCACTTTCATAAGAATAGGATTAAACAAAAGTCTTATCCAGCAGTTTCAAGAGTATCGCCAAAGTCAGACAAGTCTCCTAGTTTGGCGTTCTTTTCTTTTCCTTCTCTCCACTGTGCCATTGTCTTATTGTTAATGGCTTCTTTGGTTTCAAAGAATTTGGTCATTAAGTCTTGATCACCTTCCTTAATCTCTGTTGTTTTAAGAACAGATATAGCAGGAACGTAATAGGATGCACCTCCCATCTTCTTTCTCAACGTAGTCACTTTGTTTACCACAGTGCACATGATTTGCTTTTGTCTAGCTATCATCTTTATGTGGTCACTTACTGGCAGAAAACTTGATCCACGAACATACCATACAGAAGGTATTTCTTCTGGCATATCCACTTTATTTCCATCAGCATCTACAGGATCAACAAGCTGTACCGTATTATACAGAACTTGATTACACTTCACATTTTTGTGAAATGCCAACTCTGGACTGTCTTTTGGTAAAGCGTCTGCTTGGTCCTTAGTTAATCTACCACAACGCATGTTACCTTCGCTGTCATAAAAATCAGCACTTAAAGTCGGTGCTTGTATTGTTTGACAACCAAAAGTATTTTGATCTGCATCCCATCTGCTGTAGGTGTACAAACGATAGAAGATTCTAACGTGTGCTTCCTTAGCATAGGCGGTGAGAAGGTTTGGTAGTTTTAAAGCAAACTTCCCACGAGAGATAGTTCTACCCTCGCTGTCCTCTTCACTGTGGTTAATACCAAGACGAGGAAGCCCCTGATTATTAGAAGCTCCAATCATCTCTTGTCCAGTAAGTGCAGCAATCTCTTCCACTGACATATTTTTCAATGAAGGTACTACACTTGCTTCTTTCGTTACAACGTCATTAGACATCATACTCTTCTCCTCTGGTTTAGAGTGTTAAGACCTCCTCCATGTTAAGCCAATCTTTGCCAATCTTCAATTCAATACCCACCGGCATGTCATAGTCAATATTGTATCTCTTCTTAGCTTCAGACTTTATACTCAACATGGACTCAGCCAAAATTTCAATCACCTCTTTTTCCTCTGCAGGAAACACATCAAGGACAATTGAATCATGTACGGTATTACATACTACAGACTGCATGCCCTTGTCAAACAAAATTTTTCTTAAATTTATAAGAGCAAGTGGTAACAGATCTGCAGTTGCAAATCCCTGTACAGGATAGTTTTTTATGGCGGTAGCATGTGTAGAACCACCATGGAAGTTCCTACGAACATGAGGAAAATGATAAACCCTACCAGAAGGAAGGGTGATCTTTTTCGTCTTAATCGCTTCGTTTTGTAAAGAGATGTGCCATCTAGCAACAGCTGAATATCTGGCCTTGAATAGGTCATAATACTCAACTTCTTTTTCTGTTCCATATGTACCTCCGTATAATGGTTTAAACGTGTGTGCTTTTGCTTCCTGTCTAGAAACACCCAATGCCTCTGCAGAAAAACTATGTACATCAAAACCTTTCTGTACATCAGCATACACCTGTTCGTCATTTGCAAGAAAACCGGCAACCCTAAATTCTAATTGGCTGTAGTCACCTTCAAGTATCTTTCCTCCCTCCCATCGTGATACAACACATTCTCGTACAGGAAAGGTTGTACCTCTTGGCATGTTTTGGAAGTTAGGGTTACGAGAAGATAGTCTTCCTGTAGCAGTAACGCACTGCATGTAGTGTGGATGAATAAAACCTTTGCTATCCAATCCCTTTTCTATACCGTCAACAAATGTTCTTAAGTATGTACCTATAGCATTGTACTTTATATAAGAACTAATAAATTTTTTCTGTTCGTCAGTAGCAGACAAAGACAGTATCTCTAATGTAGGTCTATCTGTTTTAAATCCATGGGTACTCACATCGTAAGCATCTCTTGGCACCAACTTAAATCCGGCAACTGTTCCTGTAGATTTAAATACAACCCCATCCCCCCCACACGTTTTACAAATTCTTTTAGCTTTGCCAATCGTACCGTCTTTCTTTAGTGGGTTAAAGTATCCTCTCCCTTTACAGGAAGAACATTGATGTGATTCTGTGTGAGGTACAACAGTAGTATATGTTCTTACCTTTCTGATAAAATCATCTTGCTTGTACTTTCTTACTCGCTTCTTTCTTTTAGTACTACCGTATTGTTCATAACCTAAATTAAATGTACTCGCCCATAATTTTTTATCTGTCACTGCTCTGCTGTACAGAACTTTAGATCTGTCCTCTGGGCTGTCTAAGTTTATGGGAGTATCACCCATTGTACGTTTAACTTCTTCATTAAGAAACTCATTTAACTCATTGTATTCATTACGATATTGTTCTCTAATATTTGTCAAAGCATCTACACTAACTTTCATGCCAGTATTTTCCATTTCGGTAAGAACTTGACACATCTCATTCATTAAACCAACAGTAGGTGCAAGGCCATTGGAAACATCTTTTTGTTGTGCGAGGTACAACTGTTTTGTCACCTCTACATCTGCTCTTCCATATTCCTCTACAATGTCCCAAGGAATGCTGTCAAAGGACACACCATCTTTCATGTACTGCTCTGTTAAATCTGTACGTTTCTCGTCAAGACCATATCTTTTTACCGATTCGGCAAGAGATAAGGCAACTTTGTCACCGCCATGTATAACGTACTCTGCTATCATAGTGTCATATAGTTTGCCTGTATAGGTAAAGTTGCAAGCAAGTAACCACTTAAGATCAAACTTAATGTTGTGTCCTACTAATATGTCAGTATCATCTAAAACTTTTTGCAGTATAGCAAAGCCATTCTCTGTAGGTTCTTTTTCTGTGTGGGTAAAACAGAGATAACCTTCAATGTCGGGCCGATGAGTCACTTTCTCTGTAAAGGGGGCTATTATATCAGAACCTACAGAGCTGTACCCAACAGATACTAACATGTTTCCTGTATAAGGATCAACATCCAGTTTGCCATCGTTGTCTTTTTTAAATGTTGTTTCTATGTCAAGAACAGTTACTGTCATTATACCCACACAATATTTTGTTATTATCATAACACCCACACCATGGCCATGTCTTCTTCTTGCCAAGAACCCAAACTAAAAAAAGTCTCTCTTGGATGAAACTCTACGGCCATACCATAATTTTTATAACCCCAAGCAAATGGTATAAAATCTTCTAGAGGAAGTCCAGAAGAAATAATTTTATCTTTTAAATCAGCTACTACAGGGGGAACTCCAAGAATTAAAGAGCCAATCTCTTTGCCGTTTATATCGTATTTAGTTTCTCTAGGATGTCTATAAGAATAGGTGTGTTCTAGTTTACCTGTTTTTGGAACATACTGCTTCCATGCTAACTCATAATTAAAAACACTAGGTGCCGTTTCTTCATAATAATCTGTAAGTTTTCCTTTTACAAATTTAAAATGATTATAATTTTCATCAGAATATGTAAAAGAATCAAACCTTTTTTCGTCAACAATAAATACAGAATGACTATAAAATATTTTTTTAGTGTGTATTAAATCTTTAACTTGTTTAATTTTATAAAACTTTGCAATTTGTCGCAACTCCACCATAACATCTTTATGTAATTTTTCTTGCACAACAAAATTGTTACGTATCTGCCTACCTAACAACAGTGGTTTTCTTATCTCATACTGCTCTTTACAAGACATCAATTGATCTCGCAGATTTTGCTATATTTTCTATAATGTTGTATTTACCACTTTTATAATTTTCATATTTAAATAAAAGCTCATTAAATTTTACTTTAACATATTCATACACTCTAGCATCAAATTCTTCTTCTGTTATATTTTTAATTTTTTCAATATCAAAATCTAATGTTTCTAAAAAACCATTGTATGAAGTCATGCCTTCACACCAATACCTAATGGATATTGTAGAGTTTATATAATCAACATAAGTTATTTTATAATTAAATTTCATCCTCTGCCCCCCTGTACAAAAAGATAGGTGTTCCTTCACCCATCCATGCTCCAACAACATTAAACTCAAAGTACTCCATAGCTTCTTCTTGTGTCATGCCATCTTCCATAAGTATATCTACACATTTGTCAACATCATAAACTAACAGATCTGGCTGGCCACACCTTCGGCCTAACCCTAGTATCGCACCATCAAATCCATCAGCCTTTAATATCATAACTCATATCTTGCCCTGTATATATCAATAGAACATGTCACTGTGCCATGCCACCCATTGAGTTTATTTTTAGACACACAAAGATGTCTAACATAATCTTCCTCTTCTCCAAAGTTCTTTCCTATACCTATGATAATGTCAGCTTCGGCAGCTTTTCCTGTCCTACTATTTTCTAGCATACTAAAGTCAACCTCCTGTCTACCTTGTGCATCGTAGGATGCTTGAGACACTGACCAAAATAATACTTGCTGTTTCTTGGCTATTGTTCTTGCTCCCTCATACAATGCCCGTAACTTTTCATCTGTCCTAGCAAAGTTACCATTGATGACTACTTTGTCAAGCTGATCCACCATTACCACATCTGGTTTATGTATGTCAATAAATTTTTCTATCTCTGATAAAGTGATACCTCTGCCCTCTAATAATTTTAAGTTAGGTTCTATCTCATTCTTGTACACATTCATAGAATCTTCTAGGTTCTTTTTCATCTCATCAATAGAACGTCTGAGGTATGCAGAAAACACTCTACCCTTTACTAACCGGCCCGGCTCTTCGTTAGCAAAGTATGCTACCTTAAATCCTTGACGAATATATTCTGATACCAAGTATGTACAGAATGTTGTCTTTCCTGTCTCTGGCCTTGCAAAGATAATACCAAGATTACCTCTACCTGCACCACTTATTCTGTCAGCCAATGATTGTAACTCAAACTTAAATTCAAACCCTTGATCCCAACCATCTATATAATCTTTTACATCATCTTTCACTTCCTGAAAATTCCCTTCATCTTCTGGTGCTTTCTCTATGGCTGTGTCAACTAAAGTTCTCAGTACAGTAAAGTCGTCACTGTTGCCTAGCCAAATGTCAGCAGATAAGTCACTAATTTTATGAGCTTTGTCTTTCTTCCAAAAGTCAACGATAAGATCTTTTAGGATGACTTTGTTGCTTGGCATAAATTTGTCAAGTTCTTTGATTACATCCTCTATAGGTTCTCTGGATGATTCTGGTAACGCAGGGTATTTGTTTCTGTGTAATTGTATCAGTGTATTTATGTCAATGTCACTCTCATATTTCTGTTGAGCAAAACTGATAGTGTCAAAGATAGTGCCTACACCATTGGCAAACATTTCTTTTGACACAACCTCTACAGTATCCTTGTAAAAATCATGTGATAAGCATGCTGATAATATTTGTTTCTCAAGCGACATTAAACTTCTCCTTTATTTCTTCTTCACTCCACCTCTTTATGTCCCTGTCTAATAGCACTAACTTTGTCCGCACATGGATAGACAATTCATGTACCATCTTCATTGCTTTCTTTGAAGCATCTTTGTCTAATGCAACGGTAACAAGTTTGTAATGCTTAATGTATTTTAAATAATCTGTCAATAAATTTGTCCCCATCAAAGCCATACCATGTACATCAGCAAATGTCAACGCACAAGCAGAGGCACAATCCTCAACGATTACAAGATAGCTACTGTCATTGGCCGTCACAAAGGGAACACGAGAGGATGCATACCTCTTCCATTTTGGTTTAGAATTTGTCAGCGATCTACCCACAGCATCAACTAAAGTTTTGTCTTTGTACACAAGAAACACACAACGGTCTTCCTTTACATCATAGCGAATGTTAGCAAATCTATTTTTGTAAGCATGGTAAGATTGTACAGATTTTAAATAGTCAACGACTCTTTGGCTACGGTCTAGCCCCACCCACTGTTTGTTATATACAGATAGATCTACTCTGTCAGGTTTTTTATCTTTTGCCACAGACGATGTCTGAACAAGATTGCCTGTTTTTGTATTGCCTCCAACTGAGCAATCAGCGTGGTAGCAATTATACAACAACCGCCCAGAAGTATGAGTAGCAGTGAAAGTATTTTTACGAAAACAAACAGGACAATCGCCTCTATATGTTTCGTCAACAGGTATAGACAGTGCCTTAACAAATGAAGCAACATCAATGTCTCCTCGCATGGTAATCTCCTATAGTTTCTCTCTCTACATTACTAGTACCTTTTTTACAAAATTATGTCAACAAAAAAAAAGTACTTGACAGGAAAAATTTTTGGCGGTACTTATATATAACCCTATAAGGAAACATATATGGAAGACCCTAATAAAAAGGTAACTGAAATGTTTATTAAAGATTTACTTGACTTGTACAATAGATATGTACTATTAGGTATGTCTAAGGTAGACATGGTTGGTGTTATAATTAATACCTTAGCTGGACTTTACTTAACAATGACTTATGAACTAGAGGAGGAGGATGAAGATGAAACTATACACTGAAGCATTAGTAACCCCTGTAATTAAGAACATGGTGGGGCAAAGAATATTTAAAGCAAAGTTTGTCAAAAAGAATGGCGAAGTACGAGAGATGAACTGTAAGTTAGGTGTAAAGAAACACTTAAAAGGTGGCATAAGTGTCAACAACAGGGATAGATACCTAACTGTATACGATATGAAAAGTTCTGGGTACAGGAACATAAACCTCAATACTATCATAGAAATAACCTGTGGCAAAAAGATGATCAAAAAATTTGTCGGCAATACAGGAAATGTTTATAACCTTGTGGATATAGAATAATGGAAATATTATATTATGCCATAATAGTTTATTGTTTAAAAACTTGCAACACCATGAACGACATGGATAAGTATATAAATTTAGATCCTATGAGCCATGATGAATGTTTATTTACTTTAGATAAAATGACAAAACAAGAAAAAGAATTACACCCTGTACTAGTCAATAGAAATATTGGTGGACTGTGTGTTAAGCAAGATTTAATAACTGATGAAGACTTAGAAAAATATGAGGTTTGGGGTGAAGCTACATAATTTACTTGACAACAATAAACAAGAGGAGTACAACGTATGAACACTTTTTCGGAGTGGATAAATAGAGAGCTAAAACTTAAGGAGAAAGAAGATATGGCTACAACAAAAAAGAAAAAAGCAGAAATGCCTACCATTACCGACTTACAGTTGGTGCTTACGAACCGAGTTAAGAAACTTGTACAAGAGATTAACGAAAATGGAGTAGAGTATGTTACTTACTCGGATGTCTCTAAACTTGACAAGGCTTACGATGATGTAGTAGAAGAAGTAAATCTTAAACATCAACAAATGACTATAGAATACGGTGAAAATAAAGGACAAATTCATCCTGCACATTGGCAAGATTTAGTCAGAGCAGATCACCCCAATATTTATGTAGCAAAGGATAATGATGATGACTGAAGAAAAAAAGAAATACCACAAACGTAGAGGAATGTCAGAAAGAATACTTGACGTACTAGCAGACGGCCATTGGCATTCTGTACAGGAAGTGTCAAAGAGAATTGGCTATCTTGAAACAGGAACGTCAGCAGGTATAAGAACTTTACGCAAGAAACCTTACGGCAAGAAAAATGTCGTTGGCAAATGGTTAGGTG